ATTAATAGGAATTGTGAGCGCGGTGCAACGGCAAATGGCAGTCCAATGAAGCACGGACGATTATAGACGGAACGTTTACATCACGGCGAGCGGTGCGAAGGCGCGTGTTTACCCGCACGAAAGAGGGCCGGGCGGGGATTCGGGCGGGCACGGTGGACGCGTCATGGGAAACCGGGTATCCTTGCCGTCTTGCCAATGGTGGGCGGCCGGTTTATCAGGGTCGGTTCACTGTCATACGCGCCCGTAGCTCAATGGATAGAGTACTGCCCTCCGAAGGCAGGGGTTGCTGGTTCGATCCCAGCCGGGCGCGCCAAGTCTTCTTGTAAAATCAAGCACTTACCGACGAAGTAGCCGATGCGCTACACTGCCGTCACGCCCATTTTCGGCCCGTTTCGCTGCCTCAGTGTAGCCAGAATGTAGCCGTTGTAGCGGCGCGACAGGCTCAGCTACAGCACCGTTGTAGCCGGACCCGGACCCAAATTTGATGCGCTTATCTGCGGGCAGTTACGCCGCTCGCTCGCGCCCACGCTCCCCCGTGCGCCCACCTGCGCGCGTCTTTCCAGCAGCGGTGGATGGTACGCGTGCCTGTACGCGCGCGAATGCTCCTCTGCGTCGCCGATTGCCTGCCTTTCGAGGGCAGTTGACAGAACGCCTGTATGCCATGCCCGGCAAGGGTGACGAGAGGCGCTGTATGGCGCTGGCCACACTCTGGCTACACTCGCCTATGCCCTGAGCCCACCAAGGGCGCTACGGGGCTCTATTCGTCTCTGCCTGCGATGTCTGCCTGTCCGGTGCGCCTGATGGTCGCAAAGCTGGTCGCTTGCTCGCAGGGCCGCATGCGTGTGCGTGTGGGCGGGCATCTGTCCTACTTTGATTTCATGACCCTAAGCAGACACAAGGGCGTTGCATCTATTGCCAGCAGCCCAGCAGCAGCCCGCCCAGCGCGCAGCAGCCGGACTCCATCCAGCCCTGACGAGCAGCCCGGACAGATAGCTGTCTGCCCTGAGCCTAGGAATAGGCACGGGAAAGCCTAATGAAGCGCCGAGCGAGCAGCAGCCTGACAGACCTTACAGGCAGGCAACGGATACCCTGCGGAACACTGTACATCCATACAGTACTCGCCGTAGAATAGACACCCAGCGCACGCTACAGGCTGAGACACTCAGGCAATGACCGAGAGAACCCGCCGAGCGCTGATGAGGAAGGCCGAACGAATGGCTACATTAAAAGGCAGTTGACACAAGGCCGAAGTGTAGGCATGATGGGAACCCTAGCAGCACGCAGCAGTAAGCGTGAGGCAGCCGAGCAAGATAACGGCTACAGCGAAAGGCAGTTGACAGAATCGCTGGAACGTGTAGAATGCGAAGCACGCTGTAACGCAGCGCTGAACAGACGAACGCCTAGGCGATGAGCCAGCAAGTAGACAATGAGGCGCAGCGGCTACAGTAAAAGGCAGTTGACAAACGGTGATGCAGTCGGTAAGATGCGAACCATGCTGAAACGAAGCGAGAGCGACGATTCAGCGAGCAGTAGGAGTAGGACGAGTGGTCAGCGTAGCGCTGATGGCTCGGCGGAAGATTGGTTGAAGGTTGCGGATGTGAGTGTGTGCGTCATAGCACTACGAGCGGATGCTTCTGAATGCCTTCCGGATGCGAAGCGCTCTGTAACAATTTGCTTGATGGCCCGCGCCTAGCTACGGCCGACTTAATTGTCGGAAGAGAAGCGGCGGCGAACCATCAGATTCCTAGAGAATGACCTAGACACCGGCCATAGCTGAAGCGATCACGCAATGATCGCGCTTAGTATCTGGCTGCTGCTTCTAGGCTTTGACAGGGATTCATTAAGCGGCCTAGCGGCAGTCTAGCTAGGGACTACAGGCTCATCCGGTGACACCATAGAAACGAACGGGCTGTGTGCGGTATGTGACGTGATGACGGCTCGGCCGCTTAATGAATCTTTGTCTGACATTGCCTGAGCGTCGGCCACTGAGCGGGCGCTGAGGCAATTTTTGACGCCTGCGTACCGTAGAATGCAGGTATTGACCATTGAGGCCACCATGAAACTACGGAAGATCACCAACAACGCTCGCGAGCTGTCGCTTCCGGGTGGAGTTCGTGTCCTGTTCAGCTATGAAGATGCCGTCGCGGCTTACCATCCCGATATGGGCTGGATTAAGTCCTCGTCCGAAATGACGAAGGCGACCGCGTTCGTCGTCAAGGAATGGCTGTACGAGCAAGATGCCGAGAACGTGCGCCCTGTCGATCAGGCCGTTCTCGATACCTTACTCGTGAAGTGAGGTACAGGCGACTCCGGAAGGATCGCTAGGACCGCCGAGAGGCGGGTGAACAGTGAGTGACTAGTCCGACGAGCGGCCGCCTATCGAGGTGGCTTTTCTTTGGCCTCTTATGCTCAGTAGTCCTTATCTGGAGTCGCTATGCAAGACTGGAACGTGGCAGAGCGCGAGCGGCAAGTGCGTAGCGCTGACGCAACCGACGAACAGTGCTACCGGACGGGCTCGACGCATCGGGCCTACGAGTGGGCGCGCAGTCCTTGCGGCGCATGGTCTGAGCGTCAGGTAGCGTTGTACAACCTCGGTTTCGACGGCGCAGCCTTTCCCGGCTAAATAACTCAGCACAGGGTGACGACCCTACACGGCTCGTCGGCTCTTGCTTTCTGGCTGTAAGGTAGAATCGCGGGCTCCTTCTCACGGGAGCCTGTATGAAGAAGTTCGTTTGTTGGGCCATTCTCATTGGATGGCTCGGCCTCTGGCTGGTCGGCCTGCCCTCTATGGGGAGGTGATCGATGGTCAGAAATCTGTTGATCGGCCTTGTTTTCGGGTCCGCAGTCGGTGCGGGTGCTATGCGCTACTTCGACGCGGCTGCCGAGACGGAACACGCCTACCGCATCGCGGTGTCGTGTCATGAGCTTGCGGCCAACCAATTTGGCACGAACTCGGCGCGATACGCGGCTTTTACGGCGGACTGCAAGCTCCGCTTTCAATGAATCATCCAGCTACAGGCTCGCTCGGCGGGCTTGTATCGGGCTGATTCGCCCGGTTGTATCTTCGACCCTTCAATTCACTGGACGGCGCATGACGCCCGATAGGAGCCAATATGACGTACCTCTCTAATGCCGCAATGGACAAGGCAATCAAGTCCATCACCGCTCGCGGCGTGAAACTCCAGAATGACATCCAGCAAGTCGGCCTGTCGGCCATCAACGCGGTTGCTGAACACGGCAACACGTTCTATGTGAACAAGCTGTTCATCGCCGTCCGTGAATTGAAGGGTTCCCGCTCTGCCGCGCTGGCCGAGTGGTTCCTGCTGTACGGCAAGGTCAAGGCGAACACCGACCCGAAGACAAAGCTCGATACGCCGTTCGTGTTCGACCGTGAAGGCGCGGCCGACCTCGAAGAAGCCGCCCTGAATCCGTGGCACTCGCTCGGCAAGAAAGAGCGCGATCCGGACGAACTGTTCGACGTGAACGGCGCGGTGCGTTCGCTGCTGAGTAAGATCAAGAAAGCCGGCGCGAAGACGAACAACCCGGAGCTGACCAAGGCTCTGTTGGCTGTCGGCGATCTCGTCAAGTCCGAAGACGCAAAGTCCAAGGCGTAAGCCTCTCCTCGGCCGCTCGTCGGCCATCCCTCACTCATCGAAGGGCGCATGACGCCTGCCGGGAGCCTGCAATGCAATTCCATCTGAACATCGGCCTCGCCCGCAATGACGGCAAGCCGGACAACACCATCCTGCATACCGTCGCGACCATGAATCGCTTCGGGCTTCTGCTGGTTGCCGGCGATATTCAACAGTCCGCCACGGAGCAAACCCTGTGCGCCGCCGTGCGGTACACCGGCAAGCAGATTGTCACGCCCTTGCTTCATGCGCTCGCTAAGGAGCTAGGCCAAGACTGCATAGCTCAAGCATCTATCGACTGGCTCGGCAAGATCACCGGCTCGCTCGTCGGCCCCAATGCCGAGAAGTGGGGCGTATTTGATTCGAAGTACTTCCTTTTCCCTCGTCACTTGGAGGCAGCATGAGCATGACTCGTCAGCCCAATCTCAAGGCGCGCATCGCGCACAACCTCAAGACCCACACGATCAACAAGCCGAACGGCAAGCGCATCACCGTGCCGTCGTCTGACAAGTACGTCGCCGAGCGCGTGCTCGGTAGCGCAATGGGGCTGGCCTTCGCTCAGGCACTCGTCGGGAGGATCGCATGAAGCGTTTCTACGACGTTTCGCCGACCGGCTCGCTCGTCCCGCTGAGCAAGCGCGCTGCGCTGGCTATCGACCCGACCATCGTGCCGCGTGCTCACCTCTCGCATGAGCCGATTCAGCGCGACCGCTCGCGCTCCAAGGAACACGTCACGAACGTTCGTCGCAAGCAGCGCGAAGCCAAACGCGGACTGGAGGCACTGTTCGCATGAGCGAAGCCAAGTACACCGGCCATCTGCCGAACAGCGGCGGGCTGCAAGGGCACTCCATCGGCGACTCGTACCCGTTCGCTGTCGTCGGGTGTCAAGTCCTCATGCTGAGCGACACCGAGCGGACGAGTGAAGGCACCCGCTATTACGTGCTCGATTGCTCCACTGGCAAGCGCTATGTACGCGGAGATGGTTGCACGTTCTTCCTCGCCGACATCGCTCACAAAATCGCCGATGCCTTTAAGCGCCTCGGCCCTGACCGTCCGGCCGTATGACGGCGGCACTCATCAGCCTTGCAGTCGGCCTCATTGCCGGCTGGCTGTGGGGTTACGACATCGGCTATTGGGATCGAGTCATCGACGCGAACTCGGCCCACCTTCGATCCAGAATCTACAAGGAGCAGTGATGCGCCAGAAATACCAGACGAACGTGCCCGAGCAGGGCAACCCGCACCACCCGTTCAGCGTGCAAGGCAAGGGCGACGGCTGGGCCGTGCTCGATGGCTCGACAGGTGGCTGGACTCGCACCTTCGACACGTACAAGGAGGCCGAGACGAAGGCCAAGGAACTGTTCGAGAACAAGCAGCGCGAGGCAGCGGCCAGCGTGAAAGCCTTCTTCAACTCCCGGAGCGCAGCATGATCGTAGTCCGCACCCTTTCGACCGTGGGCGGCATCCGCCCGGCCCGCCTCTACACCCGCCGCCTCGACCGCGCAGCGCGTGCTCGTGGCTATCGCAACGCGAAAGCGTGGGCGCTGGCAATCATCGAGAAGCAGCTCCGGGCGAAAGCTCTGGCGAACGACATCCGGCCGCGTGGCAAGTCGGCCTTCGCTGATCTCATGTTGGAGGCAGCGTGAGAGAGCTGAAGATCGAACACCCGGACTACGAGCTGACCGAGTACACGGGCACTGGCAACGGATGCCGAACGGCGTGCGTATTCTCGGCGGCACCGGGGTTGGGAGAGGAATGCAGAGCCCATGCCTGCTTCAGCGACACCCTGCCGGACGACCATCCGCTGCGCAATTCCGAGCGCCCGCTCGTATGGGTCCGAAAGGCGTAAGCGCCAAACTGCCCGACTGCCGCGTGTTCATGTCAGGAGCGCGGCCCCCCGTCCTTCCATCAATCCGATTTCAAGGAGCATGACTCTTATGAAGCTGTCCGCAATCATCACCGCAACCACCCGCAAGCTGCATGGCATCGCTGTCCGTGCTCATGTCGCAGCGCTGCGCCTCACGGTCGCCGCTGCCGACGCCGAGAAGCGCGTCGCCCTCAAGGCCGAGACGGCGACCCGCAACTACGCGAAGCACACCGCCGACGTGGCGCGTGAATGCGAGCACCGCGCCGACCAAGCCATCCTCCACGCCAACAACGTCCGCACCGCTGCGGCTCAGGAAGCGGCGAGCCTCGGAGGTGCCCTGTAATGGCGAAGTTCAAGAAGCGCGACAAGGTTCGCTGTATCGACAACTCCGGTGCCAGCCTGCTCACGCATGGCGCTGTCTACACAGTCACGGGGGCGGGCGTGAGCACCGCGCTCGGTGAATACGTCACGCTCGCAGAAGTCTCGCAACGCCCGCCGGCCGAGGGCTTCTTCGAGAGTCGCTTCGAGTTGGCACCTGCGGAATGCCGCCAGCCGGTCGAGCAGAACATCAGCACCGAGTTCGAAATTCGCTGGCACCGCACGAAGGAGACGGAATCGAGCGTGCCGATGAGCGGGCGTGTTATCAGCCGCCGAGCGACGCAGCAGCTTGCCGAGGACTTCATCACGCAGAACGCAGGTAACTACGCGGCCGGCGAGTTCAGCATCACGCAGGTCACGGTGCTCAAGCGCGTCCAGCAGGTTCGCCGCGTGAAGCGTGTCCCGGTCACGACCTACAAGCTGGAGGACGCATGACGACGAAGGTAACGGTCGAGTCGTACATGCGTGCTCACTTCCCGGCGTCGGCGATGAAGCTCACGGGCTTCGAGCTGGGACGGGCGGCAGCGGCGCGATGGCGCGAGCAGCATGACGGCGAGCAGCCCGAGCGTAAGCAGTCCGGCAAGAACTTCCGGGCGCAGTACGACGATACCTGGCTGAATCGCAACGCCCAGCAGATCATCCAGCTCGCGAAGGAGCGGCGTAAGCCGAAGCACTGATGGCGGAAGCGTGGCTACGTGCCGCGCAACGCCTCAAGCTCGGGCAGAAAGGCCGAGCATTCCACGGCTGTTCCGGGTCCAGCTCCGGACCCTCGCTGCTCATCAGTAACGACCGCGAGAAGTGGTCGGGCTGGTGCTTCCGCTGTCACGAGACAGTGATCGAGTGGAAGCCGGTGGAGAGCTTCGCCGAGCGGGTCAAGCGTATGCGAGAGGAGCAGGCGGCTGATGAGGAAGCGGCAACGACCGCATCCCCGCCTCAGCCTGCGAACTTCGACATCGAGACTTGGCCCATCGAGGCTCGCCTCTGGCTCCTCAAAGCGTCCGTGGGGCGCTCGGAAGTCGGCAGGCTAGGCGCGTACCACCATGCTCGTACGAACCGCGTGGTGCTCCCCGTTGTGGACGACGGACGCATCGTGTACTGGCAGGCTCGCTCAGTGGATGGGCGTGAGCCGAAGTACATCGGTGCGGCTATCGACAAACGGCACATCGTTGCGGCGTACGGGCATGGCGATCCAGTGCTCGTCGAGGACATCCTCTCTGCGTTTCGTGTCGGCGAATCCGGCGAAGCGCAGGGTATGGCGATCCTCGGCACGGCGCTGAACGATCGGGTACTCGCCCGGCTCATCCATCAGCAGCGTCCGGTCACGGTATGGCTGGACCCGGATAGCGCGGGCCGCGAGGCGGCGCGCGGCATCGTCAAGAGACTGTCCCTCGTCGGACTGAATCATCGTCAGATCGTAACCCGCCGTGATCCAAAGCTACTAAGCAAAGGAGAGATCAAATCGCTATTGACTCCTCGCTCCTGAGACTTCTCAGGACGAGGGAGAACTACGAACGCCTCATCAACTTCGTGCCGCTGGACTCCTTGGAGGTGGCGACACGGACGCTGTTGAAGGACTACGGTAAGTTTCTCAAGGCCAACCCTGAGACGCAGGCCATCGAGCCCTCCGCGTTCCTGTCATTCTTCCTCGTATCCCATCCATCCCTCAAGCCCGAGGCTCAGGCGGTCTTCGCAGCCGCTATCAAGGACTCGGCCAATCCACCACCACCCGGCACCGAAGACGGCATTCGTGATCGGCTCGTATCGCTGGCGACAGCGAGCAAGCTGCAAGCGCTGCTCGAAGGGTACAACGACGGCGAGGCAGACCTCACGATGGGCCTGCGTCAGCTCGCCGAGCAGCACGAGAACTGGACGCACCGACAGCGAAAGCACCCGAAGGTCAAGGACCGGATCGAGGACATGCTCGCGCTGGAGGAGAACGACACCGGCTTCCATTTCCGGCTGAACGTTCTGAACGAAGTGCTCAAGCCTCTGTGGGAAGGCGACTTCATCATCGTCGCCGCCCGCGTTGACAGCGGCAAGTCGACGTTCTTCGCGAGCGAGCTGACGTACATGGCCGAGCAGATACCGAAGCTGTACGGCGAGCGCGAGCGGCCGATCATCGTGTTCAACAACGAGGGTCCGGGCCGCAAGCTTCGGCACCGCATGTTCAACGCCGCGCTGGGCGTGGACAACGGCGGCCTCGTTGCCAAGTCGAAGGCGGGGACGGTCTACGAGGAGTATGTCTCGGCGACCGGCGACCGCATCATGATCTTCGATGTGCATGACTACACGATGGGGCAGCTCGAAGACATCGTGAAGGAGCTGGACCCGTGCATCGTCGTCATCGACATGCTCGACAACGTGCAGGCTGACGTGAGCGTAGCAGCGAACGGCGGCACCCGCACCGACCAGCTTCTCGAATGGCTGTACCAGCGCGCCCGGATTTGGGCCGTGAAGTACCAGTGCGCAGTTATCGCTACGTCGCAGCTCAGCGGGGATGCGGACGGTGAGCTGTTCCCGAAGCTCTCCATGCTGGCGAACAGCAAGACAGGTAAGGCGGGTGCGGCGGATGCCGTCATCATGCTCGGCCGCAGCAACAACGTGGACTTGCAGAACACCCGGTTCATAAGCACACCGAAGAACAAGAAGCGCCGTGACGGGGCACCTCAAGACCCGCGCCGCGAAGTCTCGTTCAAGGGATCGATAGCGAGGTTCGAGGATTGAATCTGGTTAAGGTATGGGACTTGGAAACCTCCACGAAGGAGGAGTACAAGCGGGTAGCTAACGCATTCTGCCCCGACAACTACATCGTGGCGAACGCGCATCGAGCGTTCAAACTGGTCGGCTCGAAAATGGAGAAGCGAGACGCGGGCGTATTCGCGGCTTACTACCCGGATGCAGCCGGTGTCGATGCCGACCGCGAGGCGCGGATTCTGGCGTGCAAGCGAGCGCAGAACAACTGCTGGTTCGAGGAACTGCTCCAAGGCACGAAGTTGCTGGTCGGGCACAACATCAAGTTCGACGTGCTGTATGCACTCGGCAATCCGAACAGCAACCGCGAGGCGAACCGCAAGGCATGGATGAAGTGGGTCGCCGAAGGTGGCCTCGTGTGGGATACGCAGCTCGCCGAGTATCTGTTGAAGGGGCAGGCGCAGGAAGCGCACATGCTCGACCTCGGAACCACGGCAATCGAGCACGGCGGCAACGCCAAGCTGGACGAGGTGAAGCTGATGTGGGAGCAGGGCGTCGATACCATCGACATCCCCCGCGACAAGCTGATGGACTACCTCGTCGGCTTCTACAACGAATCCGGCCCGAACGCGGAGGAGTGGGAGCACGGCGACATCGGCAACACCGAGTTGATCTTCCGCAGCCAGTACCTCATCGCGAACAAGCGAGGCCAGCTTCGCTCGATCTTCATGAACATGGGCGCGCTCATCTACACCATCGAGTGCGAGCTGAACGGCATGTTCGTGAACCAGACCCTCGCGAAGGAGCTGGCGAAGGAGGTCGAGGAGGAGCTGGCCGCGAAGCTGGTCGAGGTGAATAGCTACATCCCTGCTGACCTGCCGTTCGAGTTCAACTGGAACAGCCGCTTCCACAAGTCCGCGCTGATCTTCGGCGGGAATGTGAAGTACAAGGCACCGGCTCCGGTGCTGGATGCCGACGGCAATCTCCAGTACTACCAGAAGAAGGAGACGCATTACATCCTCGAAGACGGCAGCACCGCCAGCTTCACCGAGGTCGAGGCGCACGGGCTGGTAGTCGCCACATACGCAGGCGGCAAGAACAAGGGCGAGCCGAAGACGAAGCAAGTCACCGTGCCCGACAAGGAGCGGGGGCCAAAGACTCGCATCGAAGACCACTTCTACACGTTCGTGGGTTACACCAAGGGCGACAAGAAGTGGGAGAGCAGCGAGCCGGGCGTGTACAGCACCGCAGGCGACGTGATCGAGGCGCTCGGCAATCGAGGCATCCCGTTCCTCGACGCGATGGCCCGTGTGCAGGCACTGACGAAAGACCTCGGCACGTACTTCATCCGCTACGACGAGAAGAAGAAGTGTCACGTCGGCATGCTGACGCTGGTACAGCTCGACAGCATCGTGCATCACATGTTGAACCACACCAACACGGTGACGGGGCGGCTGTCGTCAAGCAACCCGAACCTCCAGAACCTGAGCAAAGGGCAGAAGTCCCGCGTGAAGGAGGTGTTCGAGTCGCGATGGGGCGAGGATGGCGTCATCATCCAGTCCGACTTCAGCTCGCTGGAGGTGTATGTCCAAGCGATTCTGACGAAGGCCGAGAAGCTGATCGAGGACTTGAAGTCCGGCAAGGACATGCACTGCGTTCGTCTCGCTGCGAAGGAAGGCAAGACGTACGAGGAAGTGTACGAGCTGTGTAAGGTCATTGCCGATCCTGAGTGGGACTACAAGCGAACCGGTGCGAAGGTGTTCTCATTCCAGCGTGCTTACGGCGCAGGCAACAAGACCATCGCCGAGTCCACTGGCATGCCGCTGGAGGATGTCGAAGCGCTGGCGCAGGCCGAGGACGAGCGTTACCACGAAGTTCCCGCGTACTTCGCGGCATTGCACGAGCGGATCGCCGCGAGCCGCGAGCCCGCTGGCATCTGGTTGAAGCATCCGGCGAACGGTGCCGACGTGCAGCTCGGCGTTGGTCACAGCCGTACGCCGGGGGGCAAGCTGTACACGTACAAGGAGACGCTCGCGCCGGACTTCCTCGTGAAGCGCGGCATCCTCCGAAACTTCATGCCGACCGAGGAGAAGAACTACGAGGTGCAGGGTGAAGGCGGTGAGATCGCCAAGGCTGGTATGTGGCTGACGGTGCGTGCGTTCTACACGTACGAGAACTTCAAGATGCTGGCGCTGCTGGTCAATCAGGTGCATGACGCTGAGTATGCCGACGCCCACAAGAAGGTGGCGGTGAAGGCTGCGGCCCTGCTGCATGCCTGCATGTCCGAAGCGAGCAACTTCTTCTCGTGGTTCCTGCAATGGCCGATCCCGTTGCCCGTCCCTACGGACACGGTGTGGGGGCCGAACATGGGGACCGAGAACAAGATCGACGATCCCGAGTTCGAGGCGATGGTCGCCAAGGCCCGCCCGTGGCTTCGCAAGCAATTCATGAACGGCTACGTTCCGACATTTACCCACTAAATTAAGGAGAACTGACGCATATGACTTTCGATTTCGCAGCAGCTATCGCAGCAGCAGCCGAGACTTCCACCGACATGAACGTTGCCTCGGCGGGCGGCGGCGACTACGCCCCACCGGCTGAAGGTAAGGCTGGCCTGCGCTTCGTGGCCTACATCGAGATCGGTAAGCAGGAAGGCACGTATCAGGGCAAGCCGAAGGTGAGCGACAAGGTATTCCTCGTGTTCGAGCTGCACGGCCCGAAGTGGCCGCTGAACGATAACGGCGAGCCGCAGCGCATCACGGTCGAAGTGAACAAGTCGCAGAACGAGAAGGCCGGGTTCTACAAGATGTTCAAGACCATGAACTACGAGGGCAAGGCGCGCATCTTCGCGCAGCTCCTCGGCGGCGACTTCTAAGGCAAGATCATCCACCGCAAGTACAAGAACAAGCGAGGCAAGGAGGTGACGGTTGCCGAGCTGTACGACAAGGTGAATCAGGTCTACACGATTGAAGCGCCGTTCATCGAGGACGAGGAGGGCAACACGAAGCGCCGCAACGTGCCGCCCGCTATCACGCCGATCAAGGTGTTCCTGTGGGACAACCCGAGCAAGGGCATGTGGGACTCGATCTACATCGATGGTGAATACCCGGAGCGCAAGGACGAGAAGACCGGCGAGGTGATTGCACCGGCCCGCTCGAAGAACAAGTTCCAGCTTGCCATCAAGGCCGCGAAGAACTTCAAGGGTTCGGCTATCGAGGCGTTGCTCGACGGCGTGGACGACGAGGCGCTGAACAGCGTGGGAAAAACGCCGGAGCAGGCCGTTGCCGAAAAGAAGGCCAAGAGCGCAGCAGCGAAGGCAAGCTCGTCTGCCGATGCCGTCGAGGCGCAGCAAGCGAGTTCGACGGCAAGTGCTCCTCCTGCCGAACCGGCGACGAGTGGCGAATCTTCGAGCGCCGCTTCCAAACTGCCCGGCCAGAATTCGGACCCGGCAGATGAGGACGAACTCGCGGACGACGACCTGCCGTTCTGATGTCATTCGCGGCTGAGATCGAAGCAGCCGCAGCCAAGGTCGAAGTAGATGCGATGTCCGACTCGGCGCAAGAGGTTGTGCCGGGCCGGACGCTTCACCTCGACGGCGACTATGCCGCGTACTTCTGCGCTGGTGGCAGCGAGACGCAAGCGGCTACGGCACGCTTCATCACCGATCAGCGCATCGAGACAGCGACCCGCATGGCGGGCGCTACCCGGTGCGTCATCCACCTGACGCACGCCGCGTCGGACAAGGGCAAGCGGTTCCACGCGGCAACCGTGAAGCCGTACCAAGGACAGCGCCAAGGGCACAAGCCCGTGAACTGGCGATTCGTTCGTGAGTATCTGGAGCTGGCCCCGTACAAGCCTTGGGACAGGCGCTTGTGGCGCGACCGCGAAGCGGACGACGGCATGGGCCTCGCCTCGAACTGCATGAATCCGGTACGCGATGTGGTGATTCACACCCGAGACAAGGACATGCGGATGCTCCCCGGCACACACCTGACGTGGACAGACTACCTGCTCGTGCATGTGCCGCTCGGCGCGTACGAGGTAACCGGCGCGGACGGTCTGGTGTACGGGACGAAGTGGTTCTGGCTCCAGATGCTTCAGGGCGACACGGCTGACCACATCCCCGGACTGGAGAAGCATGAAGGTAAGAACTGCGGCGAAGCGACGGCAGCGGAGCTGCTGGCTGGAACGCGAAGCAATCTGGACGCGTACGAGGTTGTTCGCCAAGGCTATCGCGGGACGTACGGTGAGGAGTGGAGTGATCGTTTCGCTGAGCAGGCGAGCCTGCTTTGGATACGACGGACCGCATCCGCGCCGGTTCACGAGTTTCTGGTGGCGTGTCCACGGGATGCTGACCTCCTTGGTGGATGGCATCGACTTGTGGAACGCATTCAAACGAAGGAGGTAATCGCCCATGAGGCGACTCAGCAAGACTGAGCTGACTGGCTACCGCAAGCGGTGGCAACGAGAGAAGCCGCACTGCCCGCTGTGCGAGCGGCTGATGGACGACGACACCGTGGTTGACCACGATCACCGCACCGGAGAGTGCCGAGCCGTGGTGTGCCGCTGGTGCAACGCGGTGCTCGGCAAGATCGAGAACTGGACGTTCCGCATCGGGCAGGGCGTGGACCCTGTGATGTTCCTCGGAAACGTCTATGCGTACCTGCACCCCGGCATGGGGCCGCGCAAGGGCGTCATCTACCCATCCCACAAGACCGAGGACGAGAAGCGCCTCGCACGTAAAAAGAAGGCACGCGTCGCCCGCGCCAAAGCCAAGCTCGCCAAGGAGGATTAATGCAGGTTTCCCGTAAGGACTTCAGTGACCAAGAAATTCAGGATGCCTATGCAGAAGCCGAGGGGCGCATGGCTAAAGCCGCATCGCTGCTTACCGAGCTGGGCCGAGGTGCGGTCAGCCCGCAGCTTGCACGGTATTGGGTCAGCAAGCTCGATTCGACCGAACTGCCGCAGGCGCAGGATCGGGTCAAGGAGTTGGCTTCTCTCCGCAACACCCGCACGGAGAACAATCGGCTGCGTCGTGCACTGGATGAGGCGCTGGGCCGCATCGGTACTCGGGAAGCTCTCCTCGACGGCATCGAGGATGCGGTCCGCACGCTGAGCACGAAGCGCATCCCGCCTGTGAAGGCGAAGCGTGTGCCCCGTGGGGCGACGCCCCTGACAGTCGAGATTCTGCTCAGCGACTTGCAGATCGGCAAGCTCAGCGGGACGTACAACACGGACATCGCCTTCAACCGACTGCGCGCACTCGGCGAGGCGCTGCTGTTCCAGATCAAGCAGAAGATCGACTCGGGGTACAACGTCGAGCGGATCATCCTCGCCATCATCGGCGACATCATCGAGTCGGACAAGAAGCACGACAACAGCGCACGAGCTACCGACACCGGCACGGCGCAACAGATTCACGATGCGACGGTCGGCATCTTCGAGTTCATCCTCAAGCCGCTTGCGCAGCTTGGCATCCAGCTCGACGTGCCGTGCGTTACGGGCAATCACGATTGGGACGGCCACGGCATCACGCAGTTCCGGCCGGGCCGCGAGCAATTGAGCTACCCGCTGTACAAGGCGCTGGAGTTGCTCTGTCGCACGTCGCGCATGGGCCACGTGACCTTCGATATTCCGGATGGTGTGTTTACTACGGCGCACATCTACGGGCAGACGGTGCTGTACGAGCACGGCGTCGGCGTGAGCGTCACCGAGCAGGCGATGAAGGCGCACAAGATCAAGCGCAGCGAGCAGCTCGGCAAGTACATCACGTTCTTCCGCATGGGCGACAAGCACAACGTCTGCTCGTTCAACTCCGGGCAGTACGTCGTGAACGGCGCGTTCTTCGGCAGCGACAACGAGGGCGTCGAGTACAGCTCCATCGCAGGCTTCTCGTCGGTGCCCGCGCAGTGGATGGGGTTCCACACGCCGCGCGACGACTCGCGCTTCACGCTGTATGACAGCTTCGTCATTCAACTGGCCCACGTCAACTGATGAACAAGGTCGGGGCGCTGCAACACCTATCGAGCGAAGGCGGCGAGCTGGCGCAGGCCGCGATCAAGCTCATTCAAGGGAAGGGCAGCAGGAAGCTGCTCGAACAGGAACTCGGCGACGTGTTCGCGTTGGCCGAGCTTCTCATGGAACACCACGTCATTCGCAGCGAGAAGGTCCATGACCGGAAGCTCGTCAAGCGCAAAAGTTACGGGAGGATGTATGGCTAAGGTAGTAGGAATCATGGGGCTGGCTGGCGCTGGCAAGGACACCGTAGCGCAGATGATCCAGCGCGGCTTGGTCAGCGTTGGGCTCCAGCACGTCGCAATCGGCGGATTCGCGGACTACCTGCGCGACATCGCAGATCACGTCGGACTGAATCCGTTCCGCCGCGAGACGAAGGAAACGCCGCATGTCGTCGGCCGCGACGAGTTCGAGAACCGACTGTTCGATGCCATCGAGCACAAGTTCTGTCGTCTGCTCCCGATGAATGATCGGGCCGAGCTGTTCGCGTTTACCTACGACGACTGCGAGAAGTTCCTCACGGACAAGAAGTCCACGTTCCCGTACTACCAGATCAGCCCGCGCCAGTTCATGCAGACCATCGGAAACGCCGGCCGCAAGGTTCGCGACGACTTCTGGATCGAACTGGCCCGCGCTAAGTGGGACGCGCTGCCCGGCATCGTGCTGGTTACGGATTGCCGCTTCGAGAACGAGGCTGCTGTCGCCGACAAGATCATCCTCGTCCGCCGCCCGGATGTGCCGCCCGTCGCCGAGCACGTCAGCGAACAGCTCGCCGCTGCACTCACGGAAGGCGCGGTGACGATCCCCGGTATGGAACTCATCGACAACGACGGCACGCTCGACGAGCTCGAAGTCGAGGTCTGCACGATGGCAACGTCGTACGCCGCTCTTTTTGCAACCACACGTTAAGGACTCCGATTCAATGGCACGCTACCTCGTTCACAAGGCAGTCGAATTCTCCGCACTCTCCGCAGCACGCAAGAAGGCCATCGGCGCAGCGTCGATCAGCGACCTCGCTGGCAAGTACGACCTCCAGTACAAGTACGACGGCTGTAACGTCATCGTGAAGCTGCTGAACATGCAGCACTTCGAGATCATCAGCCGCACGGGTGAGAAGGTCCGCAGCATGGATCACGTCGGGCGTCGCCTGTTGAACCTGTTCCGTGACCTCCTCCAGCGCGGGCAGCAGTTCGCGGTGCTTGGTGAGGCATGGGCGCGTGGCTACCCGCAGAAGCGCATCTCGGGTTGGTTCCGCCGTCACGAGAACGCGCCTCATCTCCAGATGGCAGCGTTCGACCTGATTGCGCTGGAGGACTTCGAAGCAGGGAACTGCCCGCATCCGTTCTCGCGGCGCTATGAGACGCTGACCGTGTGGACCCGTGGCTTCACGGAGAGCGACACGGTGTTCCTCTGCCCGCTGCTCCTCGCTGGTTCGTACGGCGACCCGATGGACTTCGCCGACATGCTCTGTGCGTACGGTGACAAGCGCGCCTTCGACGGGGCAATCCTCCGCGATCCGAACGCCCCGTGGAAGGCAGGCTCGGGCAGCGACGGCTCGATCATCAAAGCGAAGCCGCGAGTCACGTTCGACCTGCGCATCGTCGGCGTCGAAGAAGGAGAGGGCAAGTACGCGGGTACGACCGGCAAGGTGGTGCTCCAGTTCGCGGACGGCACGGTAGTCAAGGCCGCAGGCGGCACGGACGCCCAGCGCGCCGATTGGTGGAATGCACATCAGGCGTACTTGAGCGGCGATTTCAACGAGCTGGAGCTGGGCGACCGTTACATCACCGGCAAGATCGGCGAGGTGGCCTGCCTCGAACGTCTGTCGAGCGGCGAGCTGCGCGAGCCCGTGTTCAAGGGCGTCCGATTCGACAAGGTGGACATCGACTAATTGACTCAGCCGCGTACGCAGGTTGAGTTGGAGCGCGAGACTCGGGAAGCCGGAATGGCTCGCGCTGTGGCAATGATGGACAAGCGGGAGAAGGAAGGCCACGCAGATACCAACCCGTACGCGGCCGCCGTGTACCGGCGTTGGCTTCTCCCGCTGGCAGACGTGATCGAGGCCGACGTGCAGAGCACGGGTAAGGCCGGCCGCCGCGCAGCGCACGTTGCCCTGCTCAAGCCGTTGGACCCGCGCGCCGTGGCGCACATCGCGGTGCGCTCGGTGCTGGTCGAGATACTCCAGTCCGGACCCGGCAGCGTGCGTAACGTCGCTCGCATGATCGGTCGCAGCGTCTACGGCGAACTGGTGCTGGCGACGTTCGAGCACCTCCAGCCGGAAATCTACTGGACCCTCATCAACAATCTGGAGAAGCGCCGCTCGTCCGCTGGGAACCACCGGGTCAACGTGATCCGGAACGCGGCGAACAGTCACGAGGTGGAGTTGCCGCAGTGGCTTCCGAGCGACCGCGAGCAGGTCGGGCTCTGGCTGATTGAGCAGCTCCGTTTGCTCGGCATGGTGGACATCCACAAACGCACTCACAAGGGCATGGGTCGGTCGATGGTGACGGAGATGGACATCCATCTCACCGAAGTGGCGCAAGGCGTTGTGGGTTCCATACGCGAGACGGTGACGTACACGATGCCGTACAGCCTCCCGTTCATCGAACAGCCGCGTGATTGGACAGCGATGTTCGAGGGCGGCTACCACACACCGGAGATGCAGCGGCAGTCACCGAGCTACGTGAACCTCGTGCGCAATCGCAACACCATGCAGCGCATGAAGGAGGTGGACATGCCGCACGTCCGTGAGGCTATCAACCACCTCCAGTCCGTGAAGTGGCGCGTGAACAGGCAGGTGCTCGATGCCGTTCGGGACTGTGCTCGGCATGGCATCGACATGGACGAGATTCTGTCGCAGGCCGAGCTGCCGCGTCCACCGAAGCCCGAGTGGCTGACCGACGACATGAAGAAGGAGGACATGACCGGCGACGAGCTGGCCGAGTTCTCCGCATGGAAGCGCCGCATGGCGGACTGGCACACCGAGCGCAAGCTGCGCGGAACGAAGTGGGGCCGCTTCTACACGGCGACCCGCATGGCCGAGAAGTTCAAGGACTATCCGGAAATCTACTTCATGTATCAGGCGGACTTCCGGGGCCGACTGTCCGCACAAACCACTGGCGTCTCGCCACAGGGCAGCGACCTCCAGAAAGCGCTGCTGCACTTCGCAGAAGGCAAACGGCTAGATACTCCTGACGCCGTGCGCTGGTTCAAGATCGCAGGAGCTAACCGTTTCGGAGTGGACAAGGTTCCCTTCGAAGATCGCATCGCATGGGTCCACAAGAATGAGCAATACATCCTTCAGTTCGCAGCCGATCCCGTCAGCAACCGAGGCTGGCAAGAAGCAGATTCGCCCCTTCAATTTCTGGCATGGTGCTTCGAGTACGCTGACTGGCGAGCAGCGCCAGCTACTTTCGAATCTCGGGTTGCGGTGGGGCTCGACGGTTCGTGCAATGGCCTACAGCACTTCTCGGCAATGCTGCGAGATTCTGTTGGCGGACGGGCGGTTAATCTCGTACCGAGTGATCGACCAAACGACATCTACCAACGCGTAGCCGATGTCGTAGCGCTCAAACTGTCCGACCCAAATCTGGTATTGCGACACGAGCGCGATTCTGTTTTCAAGGAGAAGTGGAAGGCTCACGGCATGAACCGCTCGATTGTGAAGCGGTCGGTCATGACGCTGCCGTATGGCTCCACTCGTTTCTCCTGCGCCGAGTTCATCGTAGCCGACTATCTCAGCAAGGGCGAGGCTACGGAGTTCGAGACTTCCGAGTATCGCCATGCCGCCGAGTTCCTGTCGCATCTCGTATGGGATGCGATTGGAGAGGTTGTCATTGCGGCTGCTGCTGCAATGGCGTGGCTACAGCGTGCTGCGGGGCTGCTCATCAAGCGCGGCGGGCAACAGATCGAGTGGACCGCGCCCTCCGGGTTCGTGGTCGCGCAGGAATACAACGAGATCGAACTCGTGCGCGTGAACAGCAAGCTGCTCGGGCATACGATGATTAAGGTGTCGAACGGATTCTCCGACTCGCCCAGCGCACATCGGCACAAGAACGGCATCGCGCCGAACTTCGTGCACAGCATGGACGCCGCTCATTTGACCTTGACCGTTCAGGAGTGCAAACGGCAGGGAGTCAGTTCGCTGGCGATGATTCACGACGACTACGGAACTCACGCGGCGGATACCGAGAAGCTCTACCGCGCTGTCCGTATGACCTTTGTGGAGATGTATGAAACGCATGATCCGCTCGCTGACTTCCGCGATCAGTTCGAAGACCTCCCGGCTTTGCCGAGCCGTGGTGATCTGTCTCTCGCTCAGGTTCAAGAGAGCCCGTTCTTCTTCGCTTGACGATTCTATGTCTGCTTACGGTCACGAAATTGGCGATTCGATTTCATGCCCCTCAGCAGACGCACAACAGGAGCCCGCATTGAATCAAGTGGTAGTCCGCCTCGACGCGGAGATGCTGCGGCGGCTGGAGGAGCAACTCCCGAAGCCGCTGGTGAACTCGACGACCACGGACCTGATGGCCGGGTATGCACTCGGCGTGCAGGCTGTCCTTCAGAAACTCCGGGAGGGCTATGTCGTTAGCCGAGGCTAAGTGGAATGCGCAGTTCAACGGCGATGACCGGGCTGCGATCAAAGCAGCGGTGTACCGGCAGTACGGCGATATGCAAGCGCCGGGCTCGAAAGCGTGGTTCGGGACGGTCGATCCCGAGCATGTCTATCAAGTCATCTGCGGAAACAGCAGCCCGTTCGAATCCATCCTCCTGAACGGATACTTGCTCTGCCTGGTGTTGGACACGCCGTGGTGGTCGCCGGATAAGAGGCTTTTGCACGAACAGATGGTGCTCAAGATCGACCCGAGAGCGTGGAACTTCAGATCCGTGCTGCGTGCGCTTGTCGAACTCGGCAAGTCGGTAGGAGCAGCGGGCATCACGAGTGGAACGTCGCTCAGTGCGAACGACCGCAAGCTGGCTCGCGTCTACGAGCGGTTCGGATTCAGGACCGCAGCACACTCACTCTATCTGGAGCTTTGAATGGGGAATTTATTCAGTAAGACCTTTGCGAACGCGCAGGCCGGCGCTGCCGCCACGCCATCTCCGCGCCCAACCACAGCGGCTGACATGATGTACAACGCCGTGCTGGGAAGTAAGGCGAAGGGGTGGGCGTCGTATCTAGGCGAGGACTTGCCGAAGGGTGAGACGGACAGCGGATACATGTCGGGGGAGCAGATCGGCGCACTCAAGACGCGCTACGAGACGAAGTACGCGGCCGATCAAGAGGCCGCAGCCGCGAAGGCGCGGCAGGACGCTCTCGACAACGACCCGGCAGTGAAGTCGGCACGAGACGCAGCGACCCAAGCACAGGCCAATGCAGCGGCGCAGGCAGCCGCCGCTAAGCAGGCGGGCATCGATGCCGCCGATGCATCGGTGAACGCCGCCAACATGGCCGCGAACGGCGTCGCGCAGCGAGCCGCTGTGGCAGACCAAACCGGCGCGCAGGCAACTGACGCAGCGGCCTCTGTGGACACGAATGCGAACTCGCAGGGTGGCGGCTCGAACGATCCGCGACGCCGCTACATTGGTGCGGCGATGCCCTCTTCGAACGCAGCCGTGTCTCGCGGTGGCGCGGGTATCTCAATCTCGTAAGGAGGATTCATGTGTGGATTTGTGAAAAGCATCGTGAACGGCTTGTTCGGGCAGGCGTCCCGCGACACTGCCGACATGAGCGGCGTAGCCGAACAGACACGAGCCATTCAGGAGGCGGCTGAGCGACAAGCTCAAGCGACTCTTGCTGCCGCGCAATCGCAGAAGCAGGCAGCAGACGCAGCGGCGGCTGCACAGGCGCAGCAGGCTCAACAGTCGGCGCAGGCGGCAGCGCAGTCGCAGATGCAGTCGATCAACCAACAGCAGCTCAACTCCAAGGCCGCTGCGGATGCACAGGAGGCAGCAGCGAAGACCGCCGCCGAGAACACGGTGAAGGTTGACACGACGGCGAACTCCGAGGACGAGCCGGACAACGCAGCGCTGCGGCGGCGGTACTTCCAGCAAGCTCAAGCATCGCAGGCGACGAAGGGCGGCTCGGGGATCACGCTTAGCTGATGCAGTTCACGGCTGAGCAGGCGTGGGAGTCCCTCGCGGGGCTCCGCCGCCCACTCTTGACGCGATGTGAGAAATACAGCGCGTTCACCCTGCCGACGATCATCACGCCGCAGGGCTACAACGAGGAGCTTGAGGAGCTTCAGACCGACTTCCAATCGGTCGGCGCGCAGGGCGTGAACAACCTCGCGAACAAGCTGATGCTTGCGCTATTCGCGCCGAGCCGGCCGTTCTTCCGGTATCAGGTCGCGGCGTCTTTGATGGAGCAGCTCAAGCGGACGCTCAACGTCAAGGAGCAGGACTTGCAGGAGATGCTGGCTTAGGGCGAGCGGAACTGCATCCGTACGCTCGACGCGATGGGCGTACGGCCGAAGCTGTACGAAGCCATGAAGCACCTCATCATCACCGGGAACTGTCTGCTCATCCTTGGCGATGATCCCAAGGACACGCCGATGCGCGTGTTGTCGCTGAAGCGGTACGCCGTGAAGCGCAGCATGAGCGGCAGGCTCCTCCAGCTCATCATCCACGAGACGGTGCGATTCGATGAGTTGGACGACGAGGTGCAGAAGATCGCGGCGCAGTCCAGCAGCCGGTACGCAAACGTTGATCCGAACGACCCTAATTCGTGCCCGGAGGTGAAGTACTTCACATGGGTGCGGTGGGACGGCATGGCGAACTACATCGTCACGCATCACGTTGACGACGTGGAGCTGCCTGCGGAATTCAGCGGCAAGTACACGGACCAAGACCTGCCGTACATCCCTCTGACGTGGGAACTGCACGACGACAACGACTACGGCACCGGGCTCGTGGAGCAGATGGCAGGCGACCTTGCTGCGCTGTCGGCGCTTTCAGAGGCCGAAGTGAAGGGCGCAATCCTTGCATCGGAGTTCCGCTGGCTGGTGAATCCGGCAGGGCAGACCCGGCCCGAGGACATCGAAGACAGTGATAACGGTGCGGCGCTACCCGGCACGAAGGATGACGTTGTTCCGCTGAACAGCGGCACGGGTCAGGCGATGCAGTACATCGACACGGTTGCGACGAAGTATGTGAACCGAATCGGGCGGAACTTCCTGCTCAGCTCCTCCATCGTCCGCGACGCAGAGCGCGTGACCGCCGAGGAGATTCGCATGCAGGCGAACGAGCTGGAGACGAGCCTCGGCGGAGTCTACTCGCGCCTCGCCGTCGATTTCCAGAAGCCGATGGCGTACTGGCTCACTAAGCGTGCGGGCGTTCAGCTCGCAGGTAAGGACATCGAGCCGATGGTCATCACGGGGCTGGACGCCCTGAGCCGCAACGGCGACCTCGACAACCTCAAGCTCGCGCTGCAAGACCTCGCAGCCGTATCCGGCATGCCTCCGCAGGCTCTCGCCGTGCTGAACCTGACAGCCATCGCCAAGGCCATCTTCATGGGCCGAGGCGTGACGATGGCCGACTACGTGAAGTCGCAGGAGCAGCAAGCAGCAGACCTCCAGAACGAGAACGCAGCGGCGCTGGCGCAGCAGGTCGCGCGCCCCGTTGCACAAGCCGTCATGAGCGGCCAACCCAACCAACAAGGATAAGGACAGATGATTCGATTCGGTAAGCGCATGGTTCTCATGGATGAAGCAGTCGGCGACGGCTCGGTGGTGTCGGCGGGCGGGGCAGGCGGCTTCGACATGAACGCCGACCAAGGCCCGGCTGCGGGCCAGCCTGTACAGATCAGCCTCGGCGCGACCTCGACGCAGCACACGCACGACGAGCAGAAGTCGCTCGAACTTGGCACGCAACTCGTGAACGAGGGCAACGGCTGGGTGGACCCGAGCAAGGGTGTCGTCTCGTACGAGAAGACCGGGGATGCCGCACTCGACATGGCGCTCGACTTCATCGGCAAGGCGGGCTACAGCCACTCGCACCCGGCCGTGCAGGCGGCGCTCTCGGGCAACTTCGACCTGCTCAGCGCGGAACTAGCGGCGAAGGGAATCACTGGCTGGGAGCAACACCTGGCCCTCGGTAAGAGCGCCTACGAGAAGCACTCGCAAGCAGAGTCGGCGAAGACAGAGGAGATCAAGCAGCTCTGCATCGGCGCGGCGGGTGACGAGAAGACGTGGGCCGACACGCTCGCGTGGGCCTCGGAGAACGCGGACGCACACGAGAAGGAACCCATCAACGCTGCGCTGGCGCAAGGCGGCATTGTCGCCGAGGCAGTGGCGCAGTTCCTCGTGGGTGCATACCGCAACGCCAGCGGCGTGACCATCGCGCCGCAGAAGTCCGCAGTGAATCCGAACGCAGCTTCGGCCCGTGCGGGTGCGCAGGGCGCAGGCCCGCTGTCCCCGGCGCAGTACGCGGCCGAGGTTGCAAAGCTGCGGCAGGGTGGCCGACAGGTTGAGGGCACCCGCGAGTACGCAGCACTCCAACAGCGCCGTTCGATGTATCGCGGCTAATCACTAGCAACACCCTCTAAGAGGCCCGTCCAGCAAGCGCTCGCGGGCCTTTGTCATTTCTGCGGGCGATTTCATGACCCTAAGCAGACACAACTCTACAACTTAGGAGAACTATGGGACTTTCCATCGTCAACGTCTCGCGTCCGGGCGCGCAGCTCCAGACCGGCAACAACAACCAAATCGGCGCGGCACCGGCAGCGACGAACCCGCTCGCTCTCCACATCGAGGAGTACGGCGGCGTCGTCGAACACACCATCGCCCGCCGTTCCATCGTTCGCAACTTCGTCCCGGTTCGCAACGTGAAGGGCACCTCGACCGTCTCGAACTACCAAGTCGGCAAGTCCACGCTGGCGAAGGTCACGCCGGGTACTGAACCGGACGCAACCGTGAACGGTACGCAGAAGGTCAAGCTGACCATCGACACGCTGGTGAATGCTCGCGCGGTCGTGCCGCTGCTGGACGACTTCCAGTCGAGCTACGACGCGCGCGCAGCAATCGGCATGGAGCACGGTATCGAGATCGCGAAGTTCTTCGACCAGTCGTTCTTCATCCAAGCCGTCAAGGCCGCTGGAATCACCGATATGAGCCAGTACCCGGCAGGCTGGCAACCGGGCTCGTCGCAGACCTTCACGGCTGCTGGCGATGAGCTGGACCCGGTGAAGCTGGAGAGCAAGTTCCTCGACCTGTTCGCGCAGATGGCGGACAAGGACGTGGACCCGCACGACGACGGCCTCGTCATCGTGACGCGCCCGAAGTACTTCTACACGCTGCTGAAGAACGATCGCCTCGTGGACCGAGAAATGATTACGTCGGATGGCACGACGATCAAGACGAAGGCGCTCTCGGTTGCGGGCGTCCCGATCTACTTCTCGAACAACCTGCCGAACACGAACGTCACCGGGCACTTCCTCTCGAACGCGGGTAACTCCAACGCGTACGACGGCGACTTCTCGAAGACGATCGCTTCGGTGTTCAGCCCGCGCGCTCTGCTCGCAGGCGAGACGATCCCGCTGACGCCGGATGTCTTCTACGACCCGCGCACGAAGATGTGGTTCATCGACGCGCACCTGTCGTTCGGCGTGACTCCGAACAACCCGGCCTTCGCGGGCGTCCTCAAGTCGGCATAACCGACACCTCAGCCCCGGCTCTCACAAGGAGTCGGGGCTTTTTCGTTAGGAGCTACGATGCGACTTTCTCAACTTGATGTCGTCAACGCATGTCTCGCTACGATGGGCGAGAGTCCCCTCGTAGCCATTGACGACGATCATCCGTACGTGCAGGCCGCTCTGACGGCGCTGCGCAATTCCAACACCATCGTCCAGAGCGAGGGCTGGTGGTTCAACACGGACTACCAGAACATCACCATCGATCCGGGTACGGGCTTCGCGTACGCACCCGCAGACGCGCTCTCCGTCGAAACTGCACGGGCCGCTGTAATCGCACGCGGCACTCGGCTGTACGACCAGATGCGCTCCGCGTACGACATGCGTCCGGCATTTGGTGCGGGACCGATTCAGGCCGCGGTCATCCGCGAGGTGCCATTCGAAGACATTCCGACGATGGCACAACAAGCTATCTCAGCCCGTGCTCGTCTCGATTTCCAAGCGTCGTTCGATGGCGATGACAACAAGTACAGCAAGATCGGCGGTGAATACACGTTGGCTCACCGGCTGCTCAAGGCTGAGCACACGCGGCAGTCGCGGGTGAACTTCTTCGACTCGGTGTCGATGCAGGAGAAACTCCGCCTCATGCGGCCGATGTCGCGCGGGATGCGTGTCGGTCGGAGGGGCTGGTAATGGCCAAGGTTGTCGGCTCGTACGCCAGCGTCACTCGCGGTGTCAGCGAACAGGTTCCGCAGGATCGACATCCCGGCCAGATGTGGGAGCAGGTGAACATGGTTTCTGACCCGGTGGTGGGTTGCGCCCGCCGCCCCGGATCGCTCCTCAAAGACTACAAGGTGCTCGCGGCGGGGCATTCGCTGGACGGCCTCAAGGCCGACATCAGGATGTACCGCACGTTCACGTTCTTCCACAACAGCAAGGAGTACGCGCTCCTGTACCGGAGTGACGCTGCGGGGAGCCCGGCTGCGCTTCCGGCGTTCCTCTGCTACTGCAAGACGGACGCGCGCTTCCTGAACGTGGTACTCGCAGACCCTGACGGCATGGCCCCGTGGGTGACGGGCGGCGTCTCAGCGCTCTGCACGGTGGGTGACTACATTGCCATTGCGGCGAACAAGCTCGGACCCGGCTACAGCCTTGATGATCGATTCGCAGGTCACAACATGCACGGTGTCGCATGGGTGCGCGGCGGCGCATACAGCCGCACGTACACATTGAAGATCACGCGCAGGTCTGACGGTGTGCAGTTCACTGCCGCCTACACGACGATGGCATCGAGCTATCCGTACCTGCTGAACACCTCGGACATTCCATCGTCTGCGCCGGACTACCAGAAGCAGATCAACGACCGTGTGAACGACTACAACTCGAAGGTGAACCAGTGGATCGGCGACGCACAGGCCAGCATTCAGCCGCAGAACATCGCGGAGAAGCTCCGCGCCTCGCTGCAATCGCAGGGCTTCACGAACTGCGATCGACGAGGCGGCACTGTCATCCTAGACAACATCAGCTTCATGTCGTGCGACGACGGTGGCGACGGAACCACGTTCCGCGCTGTGTTCAACACGCTAGACGATGTTGGCAAGCTGAGTAGCATCCACTGGAACGACAAGCCTATCCAGATCAAGTCGAACATGCAGGTCGATCCGTACTACATGGTGTTCAAGACGGACACCGGTGAAGGATACGGAACGGGCAAGTGGGTAGAAGGCCCGGCGCAGGTAGTGCAACCGGGTCAGGTGTTCGCCATCGGCGGCATCACGAAGGACGGCAACACGTTCGCCATCGGCTCTGGCCCGGCACAACTCAACGCGTATTCGACGGATTTCCAAGTACCGAAGTTTGCTGGCTCGGTGTGTGGAGACAAGGACCAAACGGGCGCAATCCCATACTTCTTTGGCAAGCGCATCAGCCTGCTGGCGATGTTTCAGGACCGCCTCGTTATCGTCTCGGACGGTACGGTGTTCATGTCACGCACGGGCGACTACTTCAACTTCTTCCGGAAGACGATGCTGTCCGTGCATGACGACGATCCGATTCAAGCATACGCGCTCGGCGCGGCGGACGATGTGATTACGCGATGCGTGACGTACAACAAGAACCTGTTCCTGTTCGGCGTGCGCAACCAGTACACGATCCCCGGAAACTCCGCAGCATCGCCTGCGACGATTACGATCTCGCCGGTAGCGTCCGAGCGCGACGCGATCCTTTGTCAGCCGGTGGTACACGGGAACATCGTCTTCTACGGCTCGCAGGTGGCGTCGAACGGTGATGTGCCGTACAGCGGCATCATCAACCAGTTCCAGCTCGGACTGTTTCAGGACATCCCTGAGACGTTCCAGATCAGCAAGCAGCTCTCCCGCTACATCAAGGGTCGCCCGACTGAGATGGCTACGGTGAGCGCGCCTCCTGCGCTACTGGTGCGTACTGACGGCTACGACAACGGGTTCTACGTGTACACGTACCTCGATGCTCCGGGCACGCAGCAGCGCGAGTTCGACTCGTGGAGCCGCTGGATGTTCAGCGATGCGCTCGGTGTGGTGGCGGGCGTTAGTTCGTACCAGCAGAAGCTCCTGTCGTTCTCCATCGCGCTCGATGCGAAGGCGGGGCAGGCGTCGAACATCGTCGTCATGTGTAACGAGTTCAGCCTGGACACGGCCGACCGGACCCGACCGTACCTTGACGCGATGCGCCCAATGGATCAGGCAGGTCCGATTCTCACCAAGCTGAACACGTCAGGTATGTGGGACGACGCGTACGCCTCCATCGGGGCGGCGCACGCCGAGTTTCTGCTGAACGGTAGGCTGACTAGCTGGGCGAGCTTCACAGCGCAGTACCCGGCTATTCCGCCAGCGGACTATTGGGGCGGGTTCGACTACCTGAGCTACGTTGTTCCGACACCGCCGTACGTGCGGGACTCGAACGACAAGGCCATCGTGAACGGGCGGCTCGTCATCAACAAGTACACCGTCAGCTTCACCGATAGCTCGGGTTGCGTGGTGGACATGATCGATAAGGCTGGGAACGAGCGGCACATCGTTAGCTACGCGGGACGGCAGGTCGGCCATTCGAACAACCTCGTCGGGCGCGTACCGATCAGCACTACCAACTTCCCGGTTCCGGTGGGCCGCTCGAACATCGAGCACAAGGTCAAGTTCATGGCAAAGGTTGGCTTACCCATGACCATCTCCGCGATTGAGTGGGTGGGCCAGTTCTTCACTTCAGGCAGGAGAGTCTAATGTGTTCCTTCCTTAACATGATCGTGGGTGCGGGCGTAGGCATGATGCAGGCCCGCATCCAGAACGCGCAGAACGACGCGCAATACAAGGTGGACTCCGCGAAGACTGACGCAGCGAACATGCTGTCGAAGGATTCAGCGGACAACAACAACATGATCCGCGAAGCGGGGAACGCGTTCCTCGCGGCGCAGGCCGCACTGTCGAACACGCAGCGCTCGATCAGCAACCAGAATCGCGCCATTGCCATCGGCGCGCAGACGAATGCGCAGGCGGTGAGCATGGCGCGGGCTCAGGAAGCGATGACGCGCGGTAGCGTGGAGCAGCAGATCGCGGCTGCTGGGGCACTCGGCGCTATGCGCGTCGAGGCCGCAGCGCGTGGTGCTGGCGGCACGTCCGCCGACATCATGCGCGCGACTATGCAGACCACAACTTCGCGCCTCACGGCGATGCAGGCCACGAAGGGCGCGCAGATGTCCTTCGATCAGGTAATGGCTTCGGCGGGGCTGAGATCGAACCTCATCACGTCGCAGGACTACGGGCAGACCGTAGCGGGCATGAACTACCAGAAGGACATCCCGCAAACTTTCATCGCGCCCGAGAAGATGCCTGACATCACGGCAGCTCAGGGTGCAGCGATGGGTGCTGTCGGCGGCGGTGCGTTCTCGATGTTCCGCAACATGGGAGGGGGCTCGGTGGGAGGCGGTGGCGTTGGACAAACGCCGGGCTACTCGTCGCAGTCGCTCCTGCAAGGGGTGAACAGCTTCGGCGATTCATGGGGCGCGGGCAGCGGCGGCTCGGCGTTCGGCGGCGCTGGCTCGTACAGCGGCCGTAACGACTATGGGTTCACGCTCGGCGGAAACAGCGGTGGGTCGAACAGCGGTGGGTCGAACAGCAGCAATTCTTTCAACTTCGCACTCGAATAAGGAGAGCAAATGGCTAATGTGAACTTCAGCCTGTCCGGTGACGGCGGCGTAGTCACGCAACAGAGCACGTTCGGCGGCGGAGGTTCCAATAGCTTCTCGGGTGGACCGTCGGGTGCTGGACAATCCAGCGGCAGCATCGCGGCGGGCGGCAACGCACTGCAGTTCGCAGATGCCGCTGGTCGCCAGAGCATGCAGAACATTGACACGCTGAACAAGCTGGCTGGTGGGATGCTCCAGCCGTACATCGAGCGGCAGAAGAAGCTCCAGTACGCAGAGGGGATGGCCCAAGCGGCGCAGGGCAAGAGTCTGATCGAGATCGAGAACGACCAGCCGTGGTACACGAGGCTGTTCGGCCCGGATGCCACAACGCAGGGTGCGCAGGCGTTCAACATGGCGGCGGCTATGCAGGACGCGCAGTCGCAGTTCATGCAGGCAATGCCGCAGCTCCGCGAGAAGTCACCGGATCAGGTGCGGCAGTACATCGTCAGCAAGATGGGCGAGGTGCAGCCATCCGGCGATCCGTACTTCGACGCTATGGTGCAGCAGGGGCTCGCCGAGCAGCTCCCGAAGATGCTCAGCGCGCACATGGGCCAGCACATGCAGTTCACGCAAGAGCAGGCGTACAACGGCTTCACGAACCTCGGCGCATCGGGTGGGCAGGCGCTTCAGGACACCATGAAGGCGAACAACAACCTGACGCCGGACTTAGTAGCGCAGGCCCATGCGGACTACACAAACCTGCTCATGAAGCCCGACAACATGACTACCGAGGCGTACCAGCGTGGCCTGCGGGATACCGTACTGAGTAACGCGCAGAACGGGAATTGGCAGGCGGTGAGGGCAATCAAGGACATGCCGGCGTGGCAGGAGATGCCGACGCAGATGAAGGACAACCTTGAGGTACAGGTGCCTCGTTTAGAGCAGGAGTGGGCGCTGAAGAACCCGGCCGCGCGGAACCTGTTCACCTCGCGGGCGGACCTCCAGTGGAGCCTGATGTCGGGTGCTACGGGCTTCGACTCGTCGCCGGAAGGGCATGCCAAGCTTGACGCAGTGATGGACACGATGGAGGACTCGAACCGGCAGCTCAACGGCGACGCCACTGCGGTGTACAACAACGCCCAGCGAGCGCAGATGCACAAGCTCCTCGACCAAGGGAACTCGAAGAAGCTCGCTCAGATGCAGAAGCTCCAGCTTCAGCAGCTCAACTACGATCAGGCAGTGGGGCTCGCGGCCGACGCGATGAACAACAACTCGTTCGCCAAATACGAGAACCTACCGTTCCCGTCAGGCTCGCGCGAGCAGGCGGCGGACACGCTGTTCTCTAAAGCGACGAGTCCTCAGTACGCGCAGCAGGCGGACGCTCAGAAGAACATGTGGGACAAGCTGAGCGCATCTGCGCACTACTCCAGCTACCAGTCCCCTGCACTGAAGCAGGTGATGTCCCAGCAGCTTCCGGTGCTCGTGTCGGGCAACGGGCCTGCAACCGAGGACATGCAGACAGCGTTGTTGTACGCGTCGAACCTTCTGCAAGGCCCGGGCGGCGCTGAGGCTGTCCAATCGTACGTCGGCTCGGACGCGCCAAAAGTGATCCAGCTCCTCAACAGCGGGGCGAACATCATGGACCCGGAACAGCTCAAGCAGCAGCGCGAACTTATCGCGCGGGCGCAGGGCGTGACTGCTTCACCGCAGGACGTGAAGCTGGCGCAAGACACGGTGAGCAAGGCCGATCCCGGCTGGTTCAAGAAGATCATGCCGTGGGGTGGCAACGAAGCGCTAACGCCGTACAACCTGACGGACGGCAACAAGCAGCAACTCGCCGTTCATGTCGCGCCGATCATCGCGCAGTACAAGGCTGCGTACCACATGACTGACGACCAAGCCTCGCAGATGGCGCTGGGGCAGGTGATGAAGAACTCGGACTTCGTACCGGGTGCATTCATCCTGCACAACGCCGCGCTCGGGCAGACATCGTTCGCTGGTTCGGTGAACTCGAAGTATCCGGGTATGGGCGAGCAGACAACGGAGATTTACCAGAACGCGATGCAGTACGCCATCGATCAGGAGATCGAGAAGGCGGGCGGTGTGTCGAAGGACTGGAAGGTCACGTCCGGCGAGAACCTCGGCAACGGCTACATGACCCTGTTCATGACAGGTCCGAACGGCGCGCTGAAGCACATCAACATCACGGCGGACGCTGTAGGCCGCCGCATCCGCGATACCTACGGCAACAAGCCGGAGCATCACGACCCCGACCTCGGGCTCTCCAGTAAGAACGCTTGGGGCTGGGGCTACTAAGCGCGTAGCGGCAGCGGCTTCTAACGAGGCTGCTGCTTCATACGCGTTCAACCTTTTAGGAGAACACATGAACTTCACGCAAGACCAGATGACTAAGCTCACGGAAAATGACCGCGCTATTGGTGCGCCGCAGGGTGCGAGTGCGGCGCAGATTTGGCAGGAGTCGCGCAATGACCCGAACGCCGTGTCGCCGAAGGGTGCGCGTGGCTACGCTCAGGTCATGCCGCAGACCCTGACGAAGGTTGAGGAAGCGCTGGGCCGTCGTCTCGATCCGTCGAACTTCGACGATTCGCTGCAAATCCAACGCTTCGTCATGACGCAGAACATGCAACGCATCGCCGTAGTTGCCGAAGCGTTGCGGGCGTACAACTCTGGCTGGAACCCGGAGAAGTGGAACAACGACGAGACGAACGCGTACGTGTCGGCGATCACTGGCGAGGACGGTGTATCGACCTCGGGCGTTCCGTTCGTGGCTCCGGGCATGGGTAAGGGGCACGGTATCGACCCGATGCAGACGCCGATGATGAAGGCGTTGACGATGCGTCAGAATGCGCAGCTAGTGGCAGACACACTCATGGACGCCGCTGCCTTCGACAGCACGCCGCTGCGCAGCTCGTTAGATAGCATGGGCCTCGAAGACACCGCGTATGCTGAGTCGGCGGCAGGTATCCGGGCACTGAGCGAGAAGACGGACTTCGCCGAGTCGTTCGTCCGTGCAGCGCATTGGGATACACTTGCGGGCCGTCTGCAAGATGCTTTTCAAGCAGGCGCGCCCGATCCGAACTGGAGAATGAGCGATGCTCAGAAACACTACGTGGCGACGGAAGCGCCCGAAATTTGGGCTGACAACCACCTCCGCGATTACGTGGGCGGTGCGTTCTCGCAGGCCGACTACGAGCGCCGTCTCGGCATGGCGCAGCAACAGGCAGACTTCCAGCGCCGAGCCGCGCAAAGCGGCTGGACTTCCCCGGCCGGTCAGCTTCTCGCAGGTGCAGGCGATCCGGTCATGCTGGTCGCTACGCTTGGCGCAGGATCAATTGCGAACGCGGCGCGTGCGGCATTCGCGGTTCGCGCGGCAGAGGGCGTAACCGGCGTCGTCAGCTCGATGGCAGAGGGCGCGGCGGGCAACATGCTCGCTGCACACGCCATCACGCGGATGGACAACGGCCGGGATAACTGGCCTGAGCTGTTCAGGCAGGGCGTGCTGGGCGCAATGCTCGGCGGGCTCGGGCATGCTGCGGGGCTCATGGGCGAGGTCCGGGCGAAGGCCGAACCGGAGGTCGGGGCGAAGCTGGATGGTCACGCACTCGATGCCCACATCGCCGGGCAGAACGAGCGCATCGACGACATCATTGGCCGGGCGGCTGGAGAGGTCCGCTCGGAAGACCCGAACGCAGGCATCCATGACAGCGACCCGCTGGCAGACCACAAGATCGTAACCGAGTCGGAGACTCGCGCAGGCGACCACGGCGCGGGCGACTCGAAGATCGCGGACGCGGTGGACGAGTTCAAGGCTGAGCAGGCAGAGAAGGCCGAGGCAGAAGCGCGGGCCAAGGAAGTCGAGAAGCTGGAGCCGGCCGAGCGGCAGGCGGCGGAAGAAGGTGCGACCGACGACGCTACGGAGCGTGACGTTGCAGCAGGCGCAGAAGATCGAGTGAATGGTGAATGGGCGGATGCCGAAGTTGCCCGCATGGGTAATGTTCGGGACGACATGCTCAGCGCGTCCGAGCGTGCACGAGGCGCATCCACGGATTCACACACGGAGCTGATGCGGCTGGCGACGGACGCAAAAGACCCGATGATTCGCGCGCTGGCGCGTCGCCTCATGGAGACGCAGGAAGGCCGCAGCGCTGCCCCGATCTTCGAGCATCCGGGCAGTGCGCAGAAGGGCGGCAACGCACGCAGCCATTACAACCCGGCAACCCACGAGATTCATACGTGGGCGCATGATGCGATCGACCATCCTACACACGCCGCGAAGCGCGCCGCAGGCCAGATGCCGCGCGGCGGGCTGAATCGAGACGAGATGATGCTGCACGAGATTGCGCATAGCGTCACGGCGCAGAAGATCGCGTACGGCAAGCGCATGCCGCAGTCCGCCCACGGCCAGCTCGTTGGTCAACTCGATAAGCTGCGCCAGCGTGCGTTGCGCGAGTACAAGGGCACGGATCACAACACGCGCTACTACTTGAAGAACGTGGACGAGTTCGTGGCCGGGCTGTACAGCGGACAGGGCGAATTCATCAACCACCTCAAGTCGCTCAAGGTCAAGAATGGGAACATTCTGTCGAAGACCGTTGACGCCGTTCGCGCGCTGCTGGGCCTGAAACCCGGCGACGTGAACATGCTGACGAAGGCGCTTGGATTGTCCGACCACCTCGTAAGCAAAAAGCTCCGGGCGGATATGCCACATGCCCGCCCGTCCGGGCACTCGGTCCTCACGGCTCCGGGCGTCGCGCGCGAAGACGTGCCGCTGGGCGCGCTCGCGCAGAAGATGGCGGACCAACTGCAGAACTGGACGGAAGTGCTGCCGAAGGAGACGGAGAAGCTCCGCCGGAATGCCGCGACGTGGTACGACTCGATCCGTGGCAAGAAGATGGGCGCGGTCGGCAAGGCCGTAGCTGTGCTGGACTCGGTCGGCATGACGCTGGGCCGCTCGGCGAACAAGGACGTGCGTTACATCGCGTCCATGCTGGCCGAAGACCCGACCGGCGTGAACCGCCAGCACTCGTCGTCCGCCGCCATCGACAAGGTGATCCTTGCTTCGAACTGGCGCAAGCCGGTTGCCGAGGTGTGGCACCGCATCCTGCCGGAGCTGATGACGAACGAGGAGCGGGTGCGCTGGTCGCAGGGCATCTTCGCGGGCGACGCTGAGAAGCGCATCTCGCGACTGGTGCAGGAGGAGCGACTGGCAAACCGCAACGCACGCCTGTCCGGCGAGGAGTACGTCTCGCAGGCTCACCCGCTCGTGAAGCAGATGGCGGCTGTCATCGATGGCATGTGGAAGGACATGACGGAGATGGGGGCGAAGTACGGCGAGGCGAAGTCCACGGCTATCGGCAAGCGAGGCTGGCAGGGCTACTTGCCGTACGCGTGGGACTGGCGTGAGCTTCAATCGATGTACAACGATCCGGCTCGCGCGAGCGAGTGGAATTCGTTCAAAGGCATGCTGCGCCAGCAGTACATGGCGAAGGTGATCGAGCCCGCGCTGGACAAGCTGAACAAGGTAGGCCCGGCCACGCAGGACGCAACGATGGAACTGCACCGGAAGGTCAGCGAGCAGGCTGCGAATCTCACGGATCGTTACCTGACGCAGATCATCCGCGACCCGGACGCTCGCATTGCGGGCTCGGACGACCACTTCGGAGCGGTTGCAGCGGACATGCTCAAGGCGGACTACAAGGGCAAGAAGGTCACGGGTGTGATGGCGGACGACTTCAAGAAAGCACTCGTCGATGTCATCTCGGATCGTACCCGTACAGAGTTCGACCTGCTGGCCCGCCAGCCGGACGGCACGCGCCTGCTGGACTACATCGACACGGACATCGGCCGCATGGTGGAGGGGCAGTCCAGTGAGTTCGCTGGGCGCATCGCACTGGCTAAGCGTGGCCTGAAGGACGACGCGCACTGGACCGCAATGAAGGACGCGCTCGTGTCCCGTGGTGCGAACCACGAGGAGATGAAGGCGCTGGACTTCCTGCACAAGAGTCTCACTGACCGCCTTGGCAACAAGGACAACGTGATTGCGCAGTTCCTCGCGCAGACGGCACACATGAGCATGATGGGGAAGCTGGGCTTCAACGCTCTGGCCGACTCCGCATCGATCATCGCGTCGTCCGGTGTGAGCGGGATGTTCAAGGCCGTCTTCAACGGGATGGGGAAGGACACCGCGCTGATGAAGCAACTGAACCGCATGGCTTCATCGGCGATGGGGCTGGATCACCGTCTGCACTTCGGGGAGACGCGCGCGGGCGCTACGCTCAACCACACGGGCTCGGCACTTCAGGACTCGGCGATGTGGCGGCGGATTGGGTATCAGGGTATGGACATCGTAGGCAAGCTCTCGGGCGCGCACTACGTTGCCAAGGCTCTGCATCGCGGCTTCGTTCCGCTGCTGGCCGAAGACCTCGCGAAAGCGATCAGCGGCTCGACTATCGAGAACGGGGTCATCACGGGTACGGGGCATTCGCACCTGAACCCGGCTCGCCTCGTGGACTCGGGCCTGACGGCTGACCGTGTGGCCCGGATCAAGGAAGCCATCGCAACTCACGATGCCAACCGCAAGGATGGCGAGCTGTTCTCGTGGGACGCGTGGGACCGCACGCATCCGGGTGCAGCCGAGGACATGATCGGGGCTATCCACCGTGTTACCGGGCAGGCGCTTCAGCGTGCCTACATCGGCGAGACGCCGCGCTGGCTCAGCGAGGGCATCGTCGGGAAGTACGCGGGCCAGTTCAAGAAGTACGGCATCACGGCGCAGGAGAAGCAGCTCATGCGAAACGCGTTCATCGCAGACCGCAACTCCGCGACGGGCTTCGTCATGGGTACGGCATGGGGTGCTGCCCTGTACTACACCAAGACGATGGCCTCGACGGCAGGCATGACGGACGCCCAGCGGGAGAAGTACGTCCGTGAGCACATGCACGGCATCCACCTCGCGAGCGGCATCGCAGTCATGACGAACGTTTCCGGGATGCTGGGCGACGGCCTCGACGCGGCGAATATCCTCATGGGCGGGCAGACGAACGCTGGCGGGTCGCCCATCGTAGCGCTCGGGCAGCTTCAGGCAATGTCCAAGGCGGCGGGCGCAGTCGGCGGCGCTGCCCTCGGCGTGCTGAACGGCGGCACGAACCCGCTGACGGACAAGCCGGTCAACTACGTCAAGAATGCTCGCACTGCAATGCGCGTCCTGCCGGGCGCGAACACCCTCATCGGCTCCGCACTCGCGAACGAGCTGAATCAGTAAGCCGGAACCCGCCCAGCCTAGCTGGGTGGGCCTCCGCAATTTCATGACCCTAAGCAGACACTAACAACAGGAGGTCACATGGCAGCGGACTACCTTGTCCCGTGGCTAAAAGCAGCGGGTCAGGATGGCCTGCGCAATTCGATGATGGTCGCCCAAGGCGATAACGTCACGAAGACATACACCTTCAACTTCGCTGGTGGGTACATCAGCAAGGATCACATCAAAGCGTACGTGTACGACGAGGTGGCGGGTACGACAACGCCGCAGGTCATCACGCCCGCTATGTGGACTGGCCCGAGCCAGCTCACCTTCGGCACGGCATTCGCCGCCACACAGTTCCTCGTTATCTACCGGGACACGCCGAAAGACAAGCCGCTCTTGAGCTTTAAGAACGGCTCCATCATGAACGAGCCGAATCTCGACGAGATGGCCGAGCAGTCGGTCTTCTCGGCCGCTGAGACTCAGGACCGCTTCGACCTCGTGAACGACGGCTCCACGCTGGCGATCAACAACGCGGCTACGGCGCTGTCGCAGTCCAACAAAGCAGTCGCGGATTCGGCGCAGGCGACACTCACGTCCGCCGCAGCCGAGTCTACGGCATCAGCGGCAAAATCGGTCGCGGACGCTGCAAGCGCCACCGCGAACGCTGCCAACGATACGGCGAACGGCATCGATGCCAAAGCCACTACGGCGCTGAGCAATTCGAACAGCGCCGTCAGCACGGCGAATGCCGCCAGTGCGACGGCGAACGGCATCGACGCGAAGGCGACCAAGGCGCAGTCCGATGCCGCCGCCGCCGTTGTGACGGCAAACGCGGCCAGCGCTACGGCGAGCGCTGCGAAGGCCACGGCTGACGGGGTGGATGCCAAAGCTCAGAGCGCACTGGACACGGCGAACAACGCGGTTCAGAAGACTGGCGGTCGCGTGACCGGACCATTGACGCTAAGTTCGACTACGAACTACAGCCGGACGGTATGGGACGCGAACGGCTACGCCCCGGCTGTGCAGGCCGATAAGGCGAGCAACCATATCGGCTTCGTGAATGCCGCCAACACTGCCTACAACCTGTATGTGTTCGACGGTGGGCAAGTGGCAACGCGTGGGCCATTGACCGTAGGTGGCAACACGGTGGCAGGCGGGTCCAATGCGTCCCTTGTCAACAACGGTGACATTTGGGGCACCGCGTGGAACGGCGGTGGCTGGCTTAGTACCTACCTTGGCGGCAAGCTGAACGTTACAGGCGGCAACGTGAACGGCCGCCTCAGCTGCACGTTGCAGGGCTGGCAGGCCGACTTGGCTCTGCATAACTGGCGGACTGGTCAAGACGCATGGGTGTACCTCCGGGCGCGAGACGGTGGTGGCCTCGACATCATCAACAGCGCCTACAACGCAGTGCCGTGGCAGGTGGATAACGGTGGGACTGTATGGCAGGCTGGCGCGTTGAATGTAGGTGCGGTGCGTTTCCAGACGGACGGGAACATCGTCGGCGGGAACATGCCGTGGGGCGACCTGTTTTCCGCGATCAACGTCAAGGTGAACAACGGGACACAAGCGACACACCGCACGGGCGTCAACGAGTTCGCCTCGATCAACGTGGGCTATGCCGCCAACACTGCGGACGCAGGCTCGCCATGGGTTCTTATCGGAATGCGCTCACAAAATGGCTCTAACGTCACCTACCTGCGTGCTAACTGGCTCGCGGTAGGCTAAGGAGAAATATGGCATACACGCATGAGCACATGGTGTTCACGCTCATGGAAATGTATCCGCACCTATCTCACTGGAAAGACTACAAGGTGGCACACCCGTGCTGCCCCGTGTCCGGTGAGCAGAACGCCGATCCTTGGATCGTTGAATGGACGGCCCCGGATGTCAAGCCGAAGGCCGAATGGGTGCTGGATTACTTCCAAGGGCATGAGGAAGAAATCTGCGCGAAGCTCGCTCGATACCATCGGGACGACAAGCTGCGGTTTAGCGACCAGTTCGCTTCACTACCGAGTGACGCTCCGCCGTATCTTGTGGATCGCCACGCGAAGATCGTGGAATATCGCGCGAAGCTGCGCAACATCGAAAACCTACCCGGCTGGCCTCTCGAAGTGGAGTGGCCGGAATTTCCAAAATAGGAGAACGAATGAACGGCCGCGAAGTAGCATCGGCAGTAGTTCAAGCTGCACCTCCGGTCTACACAAGCGGCTCGCTCATTCTAGGGCATCCGCTCTCGGACTGGATCATGTATGGCACGGGCATCTACCTCGTGCTGCAATTCATTGTCATCGCACCGAAGGTGTACCGAACCCTAGCCGGGAAGGAGAAGAAGTGAGCAAGACCGCCAGCACCGAATCGCTGGCGGAACTGCATGCGCTCGTGGCTGAGACGTTCAAGACGCTCGTTCAAGACGCCGACCTCTGCAACGCCGCCATCCTCGGCGCGGCAACTAAATTCCTGAAGGACAACAATATCACGGCAGTCGTGGAAGACAACACGGCTCTGTCCGAGATGCAGAAGAAGATTCAGGAGATGCAGGCGCGGCGCAAGCAGCGCAATGTGGTTCCGCTGGTTCCGCAATCCACCGTATCTGACGACGAGGCGCAAGCCGCCGTCGAGCAAGCCATCGCAATGAATGGCTCGTGAGTCCGTTGAACTAGCCGTACAGCGGATCGAGCAGCTCACCCTCCTACAAGAAGCCTACCCTCACTTTGTCCCGTTCTGCGAAGACGGGATGATCGAACTCGGCTTCTCGCTCTCGGAGGTGCAAGCTGACATCGCTGAGTTCCTTGAGTACGGTCCGCACTACCTGATGGTGCAGGCCCAACGGGGTCAGGCGAAGACCACCATCTGCGCTCTGTTCGCAGTCTGGTGTCTCATCCACGACCCGAAGTTCCGCGTGCTGATTATCTCGGCGGGCGGCACTCAGGCGAACGAAATCTCGACCCTCATCGTCCGCGTCATCATGACGATGGACATCCTTGAATGCCTTCGCCCCGACCGCAACGCGGGCGACCGAACCTCGGTCGAGGCATTCGATGTGCATCACACCCTCAAGGGTCTGGACAAGTCGCCATCGGTGGCGTGCGTCGGCGTCACCGGCAACCTGCAGGGTAAGCGTGCCGACCTACTTATCGCGGACGACATTGAGAGTGCGAAGAACTCCCTGACGGAGCACCAACGTCAGGCATTGCTTCAACTGACGCGGGACTTCCCGTCCATCTGCTCGACCGGGCGAATCGTGTACCTCGGCACGCCGCAGTCGATCAACTCCATCTACAACACGCTGCCGGGACGTGGCTACACCGTCCGCATCTGGCCGGGACGCTACCCGACCGTGGCGCAGATGGAGAACTACGGCGACATGTTGGCCCCGCTCATCCTGCGGCGCATCGTTGCGAACCCGTCGCTCCAGACCGGAGGCGGGATGCTGGGCGACCAAGGCCAGCCCGTAGACCCGGAACTGCCCGCAGGCGTCGAGAGCTTCCTCGCGAAGAAGGAGCACGACCAAGGCCCGGCGTACTTCCAGCTCCAGCACATGCTGAACACGAAGCTGGCGGACTCGGAGCGCTTCCCGCTGCGCCTCGCCAAGATCATGACGATGCGCTTCGCGGAACTGTTTCCCCTCGGCATTACACCGGGGCTGCTCGCGCACGAGACGATCAAGTACCAAGTCAACGGCACGACGTACACGATGGGTATCCCATCCAGCGTCGAGCGCGACCGCGCGCCACTGCAAGGCATCGTCATGTACGTGGACCCGGCAGGCGGCGGCAAGAATGGCGACGAGACGGGCTACGCCGTCGTCGGCTTCCTGAACGGCACGTTGTTCGTGGCGGAAGTCGGCGGCATCAAGGGCGGCTTCGACCCGGAGGGCTTCAAGTTCCTCGCGGGCATCGCGCGTAAGTGGAGGGTGAACCGAATCCTTGTCGAGAAGAACTTCGGCAACGGTGCATACCTGCACTCGTGGCTACCGATCCTTCGCGCCGAATACCCGCAGACCGTAGGCGACGGCTGCGCCATCGAGGAGACGTGGGAATCCGGCCAGAAGGAGCTGCGGATCATCGACGTGTTGGAGCCGATCATCGCTCGCGGCTCGCTCGTGTTCAACGACGACATCCCGCGCGACGAGGAGAAGTCCCTCCAACGCTACCCGGTAGAGAAGCGCCCTAGCTACTCACTGCTCCACCAGATCGCGCACATCACGCGCGACAAGAACGCCCTTCAGCACGACGACCGACTGGACGCCCTCGCAGGCGCATGCCGGTATTGGGTCGAGCAGATGGGCGTCAATCAGGAACGCGCAATCGAGCGCCTGCGCGAGCAGGAGTTCAACGACTGGATCAAGAACCCCCTGTCGCGCGTGGACTACCGAACCAACCCAACTGGACGCCGAAGCGGCGGCTCAGCCTTCAACAAATACCGGAGGTAACTCATGCTTGTAACCGATCTACCGAACATTCGCGAGGTGTACGGCCAAGGCGACGACCTGCGCTGGGACACATCGCAAGCCGTCACTCGCGTCGAAGAAGCAGCCGCGCGAGGTGCGGGTGGCGTCACATCCGCAGCGACCTTGCGGGACTTCTTCATTGCTGCTGCGAACGCCGCACACGCGGCGACGGGCGATATGCTCAAGACGGTGAAGCTCGCCTGATGGCACGCGTTAGCGCTGCCGTGATTGCGGCGGCGCTGGCGATCAGCGTCCCGCTCACGCTCACCTACGAGGGCACCCGTACCACGGCTTACCTTGACCCGGTAGGCATCCCCACGGCCTGCACCGGACATACCGGAGCCGATGTGCGGGTAGGGCGAGTGTACTCGCCGGCCCAATGCACGACCCTGCTGAACGCGGACTCCGCCGAGGCGATGGGTGCGGTGCTCGACCTGACTACCGGCCCGATTAACGCGAACGAGCTGGCCGCATACACCGACTTCGTGTTCAACGTCGGGCGGGGCAACTTCGCCAAATCGACGCTTCGCAAGAAGTTCAACGCGGGCGATCACCGAGGTGCCTGCGAGGAGCTGAAGAAGTGGGTCTACGCTAAGGGCGCGAAGCTGCGCGGGCTGGTGCTGCGCCGTCAGGCCGAATACGAGGTATGCACTCAATGACCGACCGGATTATCGCCGTACTGCTGGGCCTGCTCCTCGTGGGCGGACTCAGCTTCACTGCCTACACCGAACACAGCCGTGCTCAGGCAGCCGAGGCGAAGGTGGAGGGACTGACGACCGCATTGGCGGCTTCTCAGGCTGCTCTGGATGCCTACGCCACTTCCGCTCGCGCTGCTGCTACCCGAGCCAGCACCAACCAAACGAGAGTCACCAATGCCCTACAAACGCATCCTGACTGGACTCGCACTTCTGTCCCTGACGATGTTTGGGACAGCCTGTACGGCAACCGCCCCGGTGCGGCCAGCGGCAGCGCTGCTCCAGCCGTGCGCTGAGCCTGCACCTCCGACCGACCGTACCCTCGGCGGGCTCGTCCAGTCCGTCCACGATTACCAGACAGCGCTGGATTTCTGTAACGCGCAGCTCGATGCGCTGCGCGCCTTCTTCAAGTAATCAGCCCAGCTTCTTCGCCAAGTCCTTCGCCTTGAGGTGCGTGTACCGGCGCATCATGGCGTTGGTCTTGTGCCCCGTGACGGACATCACCTCCGTCTCGATCAGCCCCTTCTCGAACAGCCGACTCGTGGCCTCATGCCGCGTGTCATGGAACCGTACACCTTCGATCCCGGCCCGCTTACGCAGTCGGGCGAATGCCTGCTTCACTGCCGACGCCGTGAGATCAGGGAACACGCGGCCCTTACGCTTCGCCGGGGCCGGCTCGATGCCGGTCAGCACCTCGTATGCTCGGGTGGACAGAGGTACGCCGCGCATCTCGTCCGTCTTCGTCGAGCCCCACCGCAGGATCACGACCCGATCCTCCAGGTCGACATTCTCCCATTCCAGCTCACGGGCTTCGCCTTGGCGCATGCCTGTCTCGATGCACAGCTCGATCAGCGGGGCCATCCACGTCACGCGGCCCTTGGTGGCAGCAGCGAGTAGCTTCTGCTCCTCGTCGCCATCCACCCGTCGGTCACGCGGCGCGGCGTTCTTCGGCCGGCGCACGTCGGACACCGGGTTCGTAGGCGTCCCCATGCCCCATTCTGTCCGGGCAATCTCAAGGACGTGGTGCAGCAAGTTCAGCTCTCGGTTGACGGTATCGCCGGACACCGGGCGAGCTTCCTTGCCCCGCTTCCCGTTCGTGCCTTCGACGCCCTCCAGCCGCCTGTCGCGCCAGTTCGCGATGATGGCGGGTGTGAGCTTCCCGACCGCATACTCAGCCATGCTGTCCCGCTGGATGGCCTTGAGCCGCCACTCCTCAGAATCGCTACCCTTCTTCTCAGGCGTGACCTTTTCCAGATACGTGCCAATTACGTCCTTCAGCAGCACGCCGCCTTCCAGATGGGAGAACCGATCGCTGTTCATCCGGGCTTCCACGTCGGTCGCCCATGTCTCGGCTTCCTTGTAGGTGTCGAAGGTCTGAATCTGCTGAGGGAAGCCCTTCTTGCGGACCATCGCCGTCCACTTGCCGCTCTTGCGCTGCTGGATTGTAGCCATGCTGACTCCGGGATAAGATGCAACTCATTGTAGCCAGAGTGCAGCCGGTGTCAATGGATAGAGTTCGAGGCGCCCGCGTAGCAAGGCGAAGCGGGCGGCGATTTACTGCCCTCCGAAGGCAGGGGTTGCTGGTTCGATCCCAGCCGGGCGCGCCAAGCCTGCCTGATTCCAGGCACCGAACTTCCCGATCCGTTTGTCCCGAATTCGCTGAAGCGCTGAATTGCGCGATCGGCTGAGTCCGTATGGCTCTCGATATCGCGTCGTCTCGTCAGCTCCGTGGCATCCACCGCCCGTTTCCCGCGCCGGTTCGCTGCCGCGCCGTCATGCGAGAATTCCCCACCGACAACTCCAAGCGTCGATCGCGGCGGCCGTCCGCGCATCGCGCCGACTCTCCCGATGGCAGCCATCCCGTCTCTCCCGAGCGCACGCGATGCCCGCGCGCTGACCGATGCGCAGCAGGCGCTCCTCACGCGCCTGCTCGCCTATTCCCCCGACGACCCGCACGCCCTGCTGCCCTACAGCCGCCGCCTCGCCGAAGCGGAAGGCTGGACGCATGCGCACGCATTGGCCGTGATCGACGAATACAAGCGCTTCGCGTTTCTCGCGCAGGCAGCCGGACACCCGGTCACACCGTCGATCGCGGTCGATGCCGCATGGCATTTCCACCTGCAATACACGCTCGAATACTGGGACGTGTTCTGCGCCGGCGTGCTGCGCGCGCCGCTGCATCACATGCCCGGCACCGGCGCGCCGGACGAAGCCGCCGTGTACGCGCGGTGCTACCAGGACACGCTCGACAGCTATCGCCGCCTGTTCGGCTGCGAACCGCCCGCGTCGATCTGGCCGCGTCCCGAACCTCGACCCACCGACGCCGGAACACCGCACACGAATGCAACGAAGGCAGCGCCAGGCACGAACAGGCCGACGGAACCGCCGTCCGCCGCCATTCCGGCAGGCCGCCGCATCTGGCGCGACCGCCTGCCGAAGGCCATCGTGCCGGCCGCCGCCGCGAGCGTCATCGCGACCGCCGCATCGGCGCGCGATTTCGATGTCCTGAACTACACGGGGCCGCAGTTTCTCGCGTTCTATCTGCCGGTCTGCATCGTCGCGCTGCTGCTGATCGTGGTGCTGCAGCAGATCGAATACCGCTGCCGGCGCCGACGCGCACAAGCCTTCTCGTCGGTCTTGACGGCCGAGGAGGCCGCCTATCTGATGGGCGACGAATCGCGGGCCGTGCAGGTCGCGACGCTGTCGCTCGTTCAGGCGGGCGCGATCGACCTGTCGATGGGCGGGCGGATGGGCGCGCGCGTGCGCAGCGTCGATCCGACGCGGGGTGGTGCGTATGCGGACGAGTGCGCGTGGCTGGCCGCGCTACCGGACGGCGAGGCCAGCTTCGGCGCGTTTCGTCAGTTGCTTGCGCGACGCGTGTCCGATTACGCGAACGCGCTGCGCGGGCGTAGGGGCGCGTGGCTGTGGGAAGCGGGCGAGATGCGGGCAGCACGAATGGGTTCGCGCGCGATCGCGCTGGCCGTGCTCGGCACGGGCGCGGCGAAACTCGCGGTCGGGCTGAGCCGCGGACGGCCGGTGCTGCTGCTCGTGATCAGCATGGCCGTGTTTGCAATCGCGTACCGGATCGTCACGCGACGCCTGACGGGATTCGGGCGCGGCGGCCTGACGGTCGGTGCGAGAGCTGCGCTCGCCGAACACCAGCGCGCACGCCGTGACGAGCCCGATTCACCGGACGCGGTGCTATGGGCAACCGCATTGTTCGGCGCGGGCGCGCTGGCCGGCACCGCGTGGGCCGCGCATTCGATGGCGCTGATGGAGCCGCCGCCGGTGCCGCCCATGGCCGCGCGCGGCGGCGGCTCGTCCGGTTCCACGTCCAGCTCCTCCGACTCGAGCTCGAATTGCTCGTCGTCGAGTTCATGCAGCTCCAGCTCGTGCAGCTCGAGCAGTTGCGGCGGGTGTTCGTCGAGCAGCTGACGCACGAAGCTCCGTGCGCGGCCATCGTCAATCGATCGCGGCGTCCGCGATCGCCGTTTCCGGCGCGCTGGCGCCAATCTCCATGTCCGCCGCGTCGATGATCGCGACCCAGTCGAATGCGGGCATCGCGGCCAGCTGGTCGGCGGTGGCCGCATACTCCTGCGCCGACGTACTCAGGTAGCGCAGCCGCTCCGTCCACTCGGGCAACGGTCCGGGCGACGTCGTCAGCACGACGCTCAGCAGATCGCGCTCGCCACGCGCCGCGACGATGCGCAGCGCGGCCTGCACGCGTTCGGCGTCGCCGGCGGCGTCGAGGATCAGCGCACCGGGAATCGGCGCATCCCGCGGCGGCAACCGCACCGCCGTGCCTTCACGTTCGGCGCACATCCGGTAGATCTCGCGAATCAGCGGCAGCCGCGCCTGCAGCGCGTCGTGCTTGCGCACGCGTGCCTGCGCGGTACGCGCGATCCGCCGGCGCAGCGCCGGCTGCGTGACCACGCGCTCGAGCGCGTCGTCCCAGGCGTGCGCGGTATCGCCGGCAAGCAATGCGTCGTCGCCGTCGGTCAGCGTGATGCGCAGGGCCGGCCGGTCGCTCGCGACGACGGCGATGCCGGCGGCCGCGAATTCCTGCCGCTGGATCACGCTGGCCGCGCCGTCGTCGGTATCCGCGAGCGGCATCAGCGCGACGTCCCAGTCGAGCGCGCGCAATTGCTGCGCGTAGGCGCGGTATCCGTCGGGCGCGGGCCGGAACTCGGCCGCCGGATGATCCACCCAGCCGGCCGGTACCTGGGCGCCGAGGAACTGCACGGCGATGCGGCCGGCATGACGCTCGCAAAGCGCGCGCAGCGCGGCGTCCACCGGCGCGAAGTTGGCCGGCAGCAGCGATGCGCCGGCGACGCCGATCGTCACGCGTGCATCGCCGCGTGCGGGCACCGCGCGCAGGAACAGGTCGAGATCGACGCTGTCGGGCAGCACGAACACGTTCGGATTCCACGGCCGGTACTGGCGTGCGAGATCCGGCGTCGGGACGATGATCGCGTGCGCATTGCCGAGCGTGAACGCGATGCCGGTCCACGTCGAGTCGGCCTGCGTCGTCGGCTGCGCGGCGAGCGGAAGATCGGTCGCGTAGATCACGGGCTTGTCGAACTCGAAGATCGCGCTCAGCGCCTTGAGCGGCAGCAGGCCCGGCGTGTGGCGATCG